AATATCCCTATCTGGATCAAGTCCTGATATGTAACATACATCGTACCACCCTCCTTTCTCTCGTCTGGAGGGCTTTTGAAACCCTCCGAGTAAAAAAGAGGGGTAAAGCCGCCTTGGCTCTATGGTTTTCCCATGTGTAAACTATAACACACCCAAAATCCGATTGCAACCTCTTTCCTGAATCAGCTAAACACGGGTTTGTTTGGGGCGCGGACATATGCCACATACAATTCGTCAAATCCCCGGCTGGCCCTAAAAACCGTTGTACTGCCTGAGGCGTTTGGACGGTATGATAGTAATAATTATTTTGTGTCAGTTACAATGGAATCAGAAACAGATGCTGCTTATGCGGTTTCCTTTACTGAAAAACATACAGGTGCATTTAATGTGTATTTTCGCCGTAGCGATGGAGCTGAATGGGGCGTAAATACTGCAATATGGTTTAGTTACATCGTTGTCATTAGCCGCTAAAACGCATGATTATCTGTACCATGCAGACAGTTTGAGATTTTCAGTGCCGCCATTGTCATTTTTGGGATACATGCCCACTACAGATTGGTGATAATAAATATGTACGCAGTCGGTGATACCATCTATTTCCCCATATAAATCAGTCTCAAAAGCCCCAATGTTGGGAATAAGTAATGCCCGGCGGTAGGATGCATCGGAATGGAAATCCACAGCTATCCAGGCTTCTCTATGAGAGGGTAGGCTGAGTCTGTTAATTCCAGTGACGTGTCCGGCATATTTCCACATCAAACCCGTGTTTAGCGCACTGATAGCTCCTGTCACAGTGCCATCCCCGATCCCAGATAGGCTGGTGCTTCCCATCAATTTCCATAAATACCTCATATTCTTAGTAAATAATGAGACCTTGCGCCACAAGCTGCTATGTGTCTCGCCGGAACTGATCAAACCCACATCTGTCCAGCCCGTAGGATTTTCTGCATCCCCACTCAAAAAGGTAACCGTATTATCCTTGGCATCCCCCGTCTTGGTCAAATATGTTTCCACTATATTATTCCCATCACCATCCTGTTCCGCCTTTGTAGCTGTTCCGGCTGCTTTAACCACTTTGTCAGCATCTGCAGTGTTATTTACGCTACCCAGGCCGATGCCTGATGGCGTGATATTTACATACCCCTGATGGTAGTCACTTTCAGCAGCGCCTTTGACTCCTACCACCTGTACGCCAATCATTACATCCCACTGTCCATCGGTAGTCCAATAGACATTTGCTCCAGGATTATAATGTATCCCCTCCCCCTCCGCAAACCGCTCATCAGTTGTAAACGCATTGGATATATTATACATATAGCCTATCTTTGGCTCTTCGGGGAGTTCATCATAAGTAACAGTACCTGCCGGAATTATAGCTCCTGCCGTGGCTGCTGATACCAGTTTTTGAGCCTGGTCAAGCAGCCTTTGAGCATCCGCTGTTAGTTTTTTAGCCAACTCCGAAAAATACTTGGAGTTGTCGGCGGCATCTCCCGGCCGGACAGTGCCATCCGTACCAACGGAATAGCTTTTTGATAAAAGCGCCTGCTCCTCTGCCTGGCCTGCGCTGGCGGCGGCAAAGGACGCACTCTCTTCCGATGCGCTTGCGCTGGCCGCTGAGTCCTGCGCACTTCTGGCAGCTGCATCTTTGCTCTCCATGGCCGCGGTCTCACTACCTTCTGCTCTTTCTTCAGATTTCATTGCTTCCATTGCACTAGCAGATGATTCCTCCGCTTTGCTGGTGGCGGTATCCGCACTGGTTCTTGCATTTTCTGCATGTTCCGCAGATTCTCGGGCTGATGCCGCAGCAGTCTGTGATGCAGTTTCTGCCATTCCCGCGCTGCTGTCTGCATCCTTTGCGCTTTTAGTGGCTGCCTCTGCGCCTGCCAGGGCCCTGCCCGCTTCTATACGTACATCCGCCAAAAAATTAGGCTGTAGGAGATCCTCTGTAATGGAACCTTTCTTTACGTTAGCCAGCACTTTGCCGTCAGGAGAGACATCAGGTGCAATCGTGACGCTTTCCTGGAAGTCATATTGTGATATCAGGGATGAGAGATTGCATATCTGCTCCGTCCCATCGTCAGCTATGATATAAAGTATCTGTGCATCCTGATCAAACCGGTAATTAAAAGGAATTTTTTCAAGGTTTGTATCATACCGCTCTTTCCGTCCGGAATAATATGTGACAGTAATAACTCCGTCTGTTTCGTTTATGTCTATATCAGTTATAAAGTGTCCCGCATCTTGTAAGGGGAGTTTGGTTGAATATAGATCTATTACACGGTCATCAATTGTGTCCAATTCATGATCGTACTGGTTTAGGTTCTTTTCATTTATTGCCGGTGCTGTCTTGTTCTTCCATTGTATCTTCTGGTGAACCTTCAGAATGCTCATGTTCGGCCTCCTGTTCTAACGCTGTAGGAATATTGTCCGATGTATGGTTGTCACGTTCCAATATCTCATCCCGAATCCGCTCATCCGCTGCCACCTGTAGCTGCGCGGCTATGTCATTAATACATAAACGCTTGATTTCAATTGGCAGCGGTGACTGGTTCACAAAATCTATAATGGCCTTTGAAAATTCTCTAACAGTCAAATTAACCATATTGATTATGCTCCTATCCAATTAGATTATATGCTTTTAAAGCCTCCAGCAAACTGTTGAGGGTCGTGGCCACGGATGCTGTTGTGGCAGACGCAGGTGAGGTAATCTTTGTCACTGATTTTTTTGTTGAACCAATAGACTCTCCAAAGAAATACAACCTTGTAGCTGACCCACCTATATGCACATTGCCAGCACAGATATTTACCACGCCCGTTTTTAGCACTGCCAGATTGTTAGTGTTGTTATCTTTTAGACAATAGCTGTCAGAGGACGCCCAGGTGGTCTGCCCGCTGCTAATAGCCAGCCATCCTGATGATAATCCACCATGCAGCTTTATCTCATTACCGCTTATATCAGTATAATAGTTGCTGTCACCGTCATACTTCGAACAATGTACAGTATTTTTATCTATATAAGTCCTGTAAATGCTTATCTTATCCTTGGTCACATTTGTATTTTTTGTCGTGCTGTTGCCAAAGGATATGCCATCACCATCCAGATCCATGATATTACCTGATTTTGATAATTGGACACTTCCCATTGAATTTATCTCTACTTCACCATTTTTAGATAGCTTAATGGCCGGTTTACTACCTGTTTTTCCTATAGATATACCATCGGTTCCCAGATAGACTCCATTTGTATCACTATCAAGTGATGCCTTGGAATTATAAATTGCATTTTCGCCAATAACAAACCCGCCGATTTCTCCACTGGTCGCGGATATTTTTCCTTTCAGGTCCACATCTCTTGCCGTCAGCTTTCCCGTACTGCTGAGTGCGGAATAAGTGCTTGTCCAGGAAAATCTATCAGATTCAATATGTATCTTGTCACTTTCCACGCTTAACTGGGAAGATACCTCCCCCTTTGCAACCTTAAGGCTGATCTGGTTTGCCTGGATGCTGATAGCTGCCGCAAGCTCCACTTCCTGACCTTGGGCACGTTTTACCTCTGCAGTGATCTGGTCTGCAGTCTGGGTTATACGGGAAGATAAAATCGTATTGACGCTGTCAAGACTGCCGGACAGCCCCTGCTCTGCCTGCTGTGCTCTGGTCACCTCACTGCTGATCTGGTCTGCCTGGATGCTGACGGCTGCCGCAAGCTCTACTTCCTGACCCTGGGCTCGCTTAACCTCAGCCGTAATGGCATCCGCTGTCTGCGTAATCCGGGATGACAGGCTCTGTTCCGCCAGCTGCGCTCTGGTCACCTCGCTGCTGATCTGGTCTGCCTGGATGCTGATGGCTGCCGCAAGCTCTACTTCCTGGCCCTGGGCTCGCTTTGCTTCAGCTGTAATGGCATCCGCTGTCTGCGTAATCCGGGAAGTCAGCCCCTTTTCAAGGTCGGTGATCTCCAGCCGGGTCATCTCAACAGTATGCTCGATCTTATTCATCTTACCTTTCAGCTGCTTGATTTTCTTTGCCATTCCCCCCGCATTATCGCTATGGTATTCTTTTCCTGGGGCGGAGTATGTATCATCCAGCATCTGGATGCCTTTCAGCACCCGTTTAAGCACATATGACTCAATCCAGCCTCCATCCACAGATATTCGGATACAATCACCAGGCTCCAGGCAGGGATCGCCAATGGCTTCTAGCGTATATGGCTGATAGGATGCCTTCCCCACCACCGACAGCAGATTATCAGCAATGGCAGTAAGTTCTTCTGTTCCTTTACCGTATACAAGAAAGTTATCTTCCACTACATAACCGTTATCCCCCTCCCCTACTGTGATGCCCACATCATGCTCTTCCTGACGGATTTGCAGTTTTGTGACCCGATGGGATATTAATTTCTCATACAAGCATGTGAAATATTCACCCTCCTCCAGTTCTGTAAAATTTGTGTCCCTCGGAAACAGGTCAACTGCAGGATATAAATCATCCGCAGGGTACAGCCCTTCCATATTCTCTTCCAGAATAATATACTGAAAAGTGCCATGGCGGTTCATCCGTCCAAAACACCCATTAATCTCGCAGATGCTGGTCAGCACGTCCTTCCCTGAAATTTCACTGGGATCTATGGTCTTTTCAATTAGCATAGCATCATTTATTAAGGTAATTGTTTCCTGCTTAATATTAAAATAAGCAAAAAACAAGTCCCGAAATTCCCGCATTGTCATAGGAAATGTCTGGCTGTTATACCAGTCTGCCATATTTGTCTTCAGGACTCTGCATAATGCGTCATAAGCCACAATATTCCTGTATTGACCGTCTGTGGATTCCTGGTCCGTATAAACTGTGTACCTGCCCAACGGAAAAGGCTGGCCGGCTCCGGCAATCTCCATCCATACGGATATTTCCTGCCCAACCAGACAAGTTCCATAGTTTAGGGCTGTTATCTTAAACAAGCTGGAGCAGCAGCTGCCGAAGCGCAGTTCCTCCCCTTCGCACAGGCATTCTGTAAGCTCCATTGAATCATTTGTCAAATCCTCATTGCCAAGATTTTCCCCGTCATATTGGATATACAGATGCTTTTCCACAGACCCAGTATGAAAGAGATCCCGATATTCATAATCTACCATTTGTCCTCCTTAATACTCAATCGCCGCAAATCTGGTCGATGCATAGATCACTTTTTTGGTTACTGGGTCAGTACGCTTTATCATATACGTAATGTCTGGAGAATAAAACATCCCCTCTTCATAGTCATTTTTTCGGGGGTTGAAATACCGGAGCCGGACATTCTCCTCATCCTCATTCAAAATGTTGTCCAAAAACAATTTTTGAAGGTTGTATAATTCATCATTGTCAATCTCAGGGATTATGTTCCACTCAATCTTGCTTCTCCTGTGCTTGGCTACACGGCGCTTTAACACATAATTTGCCGCCAGCTTGGAATTGACATCCTGCTTCTGGTTAGGAGTAATATTGTAGCTTTCTTTAAAAATATAATCCTCCGGAAAGGGAATCTGTTTCCCTTCCCGGCTTATTATGTAGAGTAGGTTTCCATCATATCCCATGTCATGCTCCTATTATCCGGCGAATGCGGAGTCGCCAGTGCGGTCATAAAATTCCTGGGACTTGCGCCGTATAACATTAAACAGCATCTCCTCATCATAACCGCCTGCGCTGCTTCCCCCGCCCTGCTCCTCAAGTAATGCCAGAATCTCCTTTAACAGCAACAATATTGGGCTGATTGCACGATAAGTGCCATTCTCCACTCCTCCGGCAACTGACTGGACAATCTGATCATTATTCATGACCGCTGTGGTGTCGCCAAAGCCCGCTACCAGTTCCGGCCCGGCCTCACGCGCCTGGAAGATCTGCCCCCTGGGCACGATGCCGCCAGTGGCATACTGCTGGACGGGAATCCTGGGAATTGTAAACAGCTGTATGTCAGCGCCTCCAAATATCTCTTTCCCGGCTATGGTAACCGGATCTATCTTTAAGTGCAGTTTCTCATTAATCCAATCAATCAGCTTGTTAATTAACTCTGTCCCGGTGGAGACCATCTTTTTGCAGGTGGACAGCAGTCCTTCTTTCATTCCTGCCGTTGCCTCTTCCCACTTCTCTTTGGTAAACCATGGACTTACCGATGCCTTGAACCACTTGGATACCCCGGACTCTTCCCACCATGCAAAGAATCCCTCCGATTTTTCCTTCAGGCTGGACTTGATGTTTTCCCCAAGCCCCAGCCATCTCTCAAGGGTAAACCAGGGATTTACTGAAGCCGTGAACCAGTCCGGCGCGCCCCGCTCCCTCCACCAGGCAAAGAACTCTTCTGACTTGCCGTGCAGACTGGATTTGATATTGCTCCCAAGTTCTTCCCATTTCTCAAGGGTGAACCATGGCCTGACAGAATTTTCATACCAGCCAGCCAGATCCAGGTTTGACAAGTCCTCCCTGAAACTGTGTATGGACGCGCTCGCGCCAATAAACGGCCCTCCCAGCAGGTTAGTCAAAGTGGCAATGACCGGATTGTTTTCATAGTCAGACGCCATATCCATCAGTCCATCCCAGGCGCTTTTCCAGTCACTGGAGATGGTGGCGAAAAAGCCGTCATCTCCAAACCACTTAAAATTATCATACCAATCGGCATCCTCCGGATTTATCAGCTTGCCGATCTCTTTGCCCAGCTGCCAGCCCCCTATTGCCGCCATGATGCCGCCGATAATGCCTGTGCCGATTGTAAGCCCTATCTCCGAAGCAGTCCCTGCGCCCATTATGGTGGACAAGTCGGCGGTCAGTATGCCGCCAAGTCCTCCCAGGGATTTCCACGCCGCCCCCATCCCGGCTATGAGTTCTGGGCCAAAGATGGATGATGTTATCTTTTCCCTCAATGTACCGCCAAACTTTGACAGTTTCCAGAGAGCGATCCCGGTGATTAACGCCGTTTCAAAGGGGGCTTCTTTCAGAGATGCGAACCAGAAGGACGCTGCGCCGGAGATGGCGGCCATCAGCACACCCTTCAGGCTCTTCAGAATGTCAAGCCACTTAATCCCTTTTAAGAACTGTCCAACCTTTGCTCCTGCCCCATCCCAGTCCACACTGCGTATCAGGTTTTCTATCTCCTCATTAATCCAGATGATCAGATCCGAGGTATCGCTGCCTGCCTTAAACCAGTCCCCCATCTTGAAATCCATGCCGATTTCACTTATCCGATCCTTAAATTCCTGTACTTTCTCCAGTACGGCCTGCATCCGCTCAGAAAGCTCTTTTGTTTCCCCTGTTATATCTGTTAACATGTCGGACTTGCCACTGCCGCCAGAGCCAGCGCCATCGGTTTCTGTGATATTGTTCAATTCGTCAAAACCTGCCAATCCTCTGCTCTTTTCAGCGGCTGACTCATAGGACTCCAGCGCGTCTTTGGCCTGCTCCATTCCCTTTGCGGCCTGGTAGCTCTGGTCGTAGGTTTTCCCGAACAATGCCGATGTAAATACGGCGACAGTCCGGGATGCCTCTGCCAGCTTGTCCATGAGGGCATTAAGCCCAGGCAGCACCCATTCATACAATGGCGCGAAAGCCACTTTGAGATTGGTTTGGATCTCGTTTAAAGAGTCATTGAACTCCTGGTTGGTCTTTAAGTATCCGTATGTAGTGTCCTTCATACTCTGGATGCCCTTGCTGAGCACATTGAATACCAGGGCGGATGTAACCATCCCGGTGATCCTCTTGCGCAGCTGGTCAATCTTGCTTGTAATCTTCGATAAACCGCTATGCATGGAGGAGGTTGTTTTTCCGGATTCCGTCTTAAGTTTCCGTACCCGGTCAATCACGCCGCCAACCTTTTCCCGCAGGGTCCCTTTCTGGTTCATCATCTGGGACAGCTTGGCGTTAGTATCCGCGGAGGCATCCTGGAGCCTTCGCAGCTTACTCTCTGCCAGGGCAATCTCCTGCTGCAGCTTCTGGGCCTCGGTTGTACCATCCGGATTTAGCTGGGCCTGGGCAAGCAGCTGCCTGATCCTGTCCGCTTTATCTTCCAATTCATCATACCTGGGATTTATGGCATCAATCTGCGCCCGCACATCATCCATTTCCGGCATCTTCAGTCCCATGCCTTCAAATTCTTCCGCCGCGGTGAGCTTGTCAAGCAGGGGCTGTAACTTCTGATCCAATCCGGCCAGTTCCTTTTCCGCCGCTTTCAGCTGCCTCTCCAGGCTGGATACCGTTCTGTTTCCAGTGATGCCGTTCATCATATCCTGGTACTTGTTCTTCAGATTCGCAATCACCGCTTCCTGGGCCGTCACGGCTTCCGCCTGTTTTGCCATTGCCGCCTGCAGCTTTTCAATTTCTTTCTGTGCCTTGTCCGCGGAGACGGATCCCAGACTGTCATTAATCTTCTTTTTCTCCGCGTCAACGGTCTCCCTGACTCTTCTGGTAGCCTCCTTTACTTTCTCCATATCCTGCTGGTAGCCGGCATATTGCGCCTGTAGCACTACTTTAAGTGTCTCCAAAGTGATTGCGCCCATTGTCTCAACTCTTTCCTTTTCTGCTCTGGTTAAAACAGTATGCGTGGTACAGCCGTCGCGCTTTATAAACTTCCATGTCAGCAGGCTGCGCGCCGTCTCCCGTATCCTGTCCGTCTCCCTGCTGATGGTATAGCTGCGGTAGAACATCCTGCATGTGTATAACCCTGCCTCCCTCCCCAGGATACAGGTTATTTAGCAGGATACAGCCAAAAGCGTCTAAAATGGTGGCCATATCACACATTCTGGCTCTTTCCCGCCGCCTTTTATACTCCTGCTGACGGTGATGGCTCTCCAGCATATCAGCGACTTCGGCCGTGGATAACTGCCAAAATAATAAGGGACTGTACCCACAGTCCAGAAACCGGGGGTATAGTTCCCTTATCAATTCAAATGGTGTTATTTCATCTCCTCCGACATTTTCTCCATGGCATCGGTCAGATCCTCCTCCATGGAACTGGAGAAAAAACCGGATACAGCGTAGATCTTCATATACACGTCCACATAGAACTGGATCATACTGCCTCCCTCACTGAGATATTGCTCATACAGGTCCTGCACAGCCTTCAGCTTGATCCCATGGTGCCAGGGCTTCATGGCCGCATGGGTGACCTGCAGCATGGTGGTCAGGGTGGGAAGATTGTCCGCGTCCCCCATGAGGGCAAACACATTGCGCTTGTACAGCTTTTCCAGTTCCATCTGTTCGGTTGTCCTTAACTTTAGCTGGAAATCCTGACCGCCTACATGCCATATGGCAAAGAAATCTTTTTTCTTCTCCCTTTCCCCACTGCGGTCCGCGGAAAAATCTCCCGCGGGATTCTCTTCCTGCTGACTCTGCTCATATTCCTCGTTAGTTACATCGGTTATCATCCCTAAATTCCTCCTTGATTTTCAGGCAGTATGGTGTCAATGTCACTGGTAACAAACATCTCCACCTGTAGATCCACCACTGAGTTAATGCCGCCGCCACGGGCAAATGACAGGTTCGGCACTGCCGTGTACTGAATGATTGTGCCATCCGGCCAGGTCTCCTGGAAATCCAGTTCCGTATCCGTGGATGCCGGACCCTGCAGCAAAACAATTGTGCTGCCCGCCACCGGTCCATGGTAGCAGAATTTGTACACCATCTCCCCAGGATCCCCTATTCCCTTCTCATACCGCTTATTTGCCGCGTTAAGCGGCGTATTCTCCACCCTCTCCGGCTTGTTCTGCAAGTCGGGCACTTCTTTCAGTTCCGGCAGGTCCACATACTCCTCCTGGCTGCCCTTGGGCCTAAAACCCAGCAGAATACCATTTGCTAACATCTCTCTCCTCCTTTAACTGATTCCATAAAAGGTTTTGCTATACTCATCCACAATGGCCTCATAGCGCATGACTTTGTGTTTCCATTCCGCCCCGTTGTCATCCCCGCAGAATGTCCTGGTCATTCCCAGCCCGGAACCGTCGTCATTATCAAATGCCAGCGCCTTGTCTACCCGGCAGGCCAACTCCGACGTGCTGGACTGGTAACAGAAGATGTCCACCTTGAACCTGACATAGGATTTTGTGGTTTTCTTGCCGCTCCTCTCCCAGCTTTTATTCTCCTCTTCCGTATAGATAATCCGGGGGGCTGCCTGCTGCCAGTCGCTTGGCCAGGAATCTGATACGTCCCCAGTCAATGGCTTAAGCGCCTCATAAACCATGCTTTTCACATTAACCATCTGTTTTTCTCCTGATTGCCTCCCTGATTCCATCCACTAAAAACTGTTCCAGCTGCTGCTCATTCTCCTTAAGCGCCGGATATAAATAAGGCTGGGCGGGCTGCCCGGCAATGAAACGGATGCCGGAGTCTTTCCCGTTTTTCAGAAATGGGATCACTCCTCTCCATTTCTCACGGGCATAGACCGGCTGCGCCAATGGTGATATGCCCTGATGGTTAGCCGCGCCCACAGGTCCGGTGCCAAACTCCACAAAAGCCGCATGATCGGAATTGGTATGTACTATCGTTTCAATACCGCCCTCTATCTCCCTGATAGTATTCTGGATGGATTTACGCAAATCCCCTATGTCCACAGGGACGCGCAGCCTGGCATCATCCCGGATAAATGTCCCGCACTGATCCATCAGCCTGTATAGCTCTGGCGCAATACCGGATACATCCTCCAGCCTGCGCAGCAGTTCATCCACTCCATCCATCATCCAATCCTTTCCAACTTACATTCCAAATGGCCGGGATCTGCAATCTCCCGCACCCGGTAGTCCGGCCCCTGCTCCGGGGCCGTGTACACGCATACGCCATCTCCAACCTGCAGCCTGGCTCCCATATCCTCCATCTCATATGCTTCCTGCTTAGTTTCGGTATCGTACACAGCCTTATGGGGCATATCAATTAACATAAGCTTAACGCTCTCCCGCTTCATACCGGCTGTCCCATCAGTAACCTGACTTTTTTTATCATAGATATGGGCCATGACAGGAACGCCCATTTCGGAAAAACCTTCATATCTGCCGCCCTCCTGCTCGTCCCTGATCACCCGGCGTTGCATAATGTAGTACTCAGCCAGATTTTTTAGCCGCATTTGCCACCCCCGCCTGCTTTAATTTCCTATAAGCTATGAGCCGTTGCTGCAGATCAGCAGGTATCTCCTTACTATAGGCATAGTCCACATCCACCTCTCCTTCTTTCCGTCCCTCCTCGCCAGCGGCCTCCATACGGTGTACATACACGGCAGCAAGCGCTGCCTGCAAGGGCGCCAAGCCAGGTATGATCTTGTCCCTATGACAAATATCCAGGATCGCCCCTTCTGCATCCATCAGCGCCTGACACCGCATCTGCTCTGGGGCTTTCACTCTGGCCGCCAGCATCTCCGCTGCCGTCATGCTATTTGCCCTCCGACTGCTCTGTGGTATCCTGATGGGCAGCATAATCATTTACCTTTTCGGCATCTATGGATGTCTCCCCATCCCCAGCCTGGCCAGTAGTGTCCTGACCAGTTCCGTCACCACCTGCTTTTTCAGTATCCGTGGGTATTTCCTCATCCCCAGCCTGCTCTGCGGCATCCTGGACTGTAAAGGCTTTCTTGGCTTTCCCACTGGATGCTTTTTTACCTCCAGGATCTCTCTTTGGCTTTCCGCCAGTGGACTCCCTGCTGACCTCCTCTCCGCTCATGGGAGATGTATCATCCGCAGGGCTTTCTCCCATATTTGTTCCTATTGCCTCTACAGGCAGAAATCCGTTTTTCTTGTAAAGCAGGTTGTACGCCTTTTCACTGGCCTTGATCCTGTATCCGGCTCCGTTTACATATTCCTTGACCACTATGTTGTCCTCCTTCTTTATTGCTGTAATCTCACTCCTTGCTGTAATCCGCAGGTACCAGAACAGCAAAGGCATCATCCTTGATCGGCAGCACTGCGATCCGCATGGTTGCCTTGACAGCCACCATATCCTGCTCGGCCAGAGAGAGCGGCTTGCCATCCTCATCCACTGTGTTCTGCAGGGTGGCCTCTTTCAGAATTTCATACTCTATATCGTCTCTGACTCCAATCAGCAGCTTGTCCCAGTCCCCGGCAATGATTTCAGCTTTTTCCCTGTCCCAGGCATTATTTCGGGAGAACTCAATAGGCTCGCTGTACAGGGTGGATGAGTCCGTCCCTGGTACATACAAGGCATTCCCATTGTTGTCTCTAAGTTTCCGCAGGTTATTCTTTACGCCATAGTGACCAGCAAAACCATTCACATCACAGTTGACCTCTACCATGGACATCGTGTCCGAAACATCCAGATCCAGTTTCGGGTTCGTGCCGGATACAATAATATTCCCCTCGGATTCTGCTGCAGCAAATACACTCTTGGCAAAAGGAGATGCTGTCCCAAATAAAGCGGCAGAATCAATGGCGCTATAAAAAGCTTCGGCAATCACAGGTTTCAGTTCCTCAAAGACATCCACCGTGGAGTCTTCCATCTTCTCTTTGGTTACCGGAATTATTACCGCCAGCTTCTTTGCCGTCAGCTCCGGAAATATCCATGTCGCCTTGCTGGTCTGGATTCTCTCTCCTTCCCCTACCCAGTATGCTCCCGGGCCTTCCGTCAGCACAGGAATTTTTTTCTTTTCACCTGTCATTGTGGTAGTCTTGCCCAGCCGCAGGACAACAGACCCCCTTGCTACCATCCCCTGTATATCCTGGGCCTGCTCCGTAGGCACGAATCCGCTTAATTCATCTTTTAAATATGCCATTCCAAAATCCTCCTGTTTTCTCAAGTTTACCGTCTCGCCCTGCACTCATTAATGATCGCCGCAAAGCTCCCCTGCGTCCGGGCCGCCGCTCCAGCGTCATTACCCTGCTGGACTACTGGCGGGGTCTTGCCCCGTAGGCGGTCATTGACTGCTTTCTGTACCGCCTTCTCAAATGCCGCCGTGGCCGCCGTGTAACTCTGCTCATAGGCTTCCTTACTGCCATAGTTCAGACACTCCGCCAGTTCCAGGGATACGCCGGCAGCTGCCAGCTTGGTGATGGCGTCAGACTTATACTCCGCCGCCTGGAGTTTTGCCTCCCTTGCCGCCAGAGCCTTTTCCCTCTCATCCGCCTTTTCCTGGTCGGACAGGGCCGCTACACGTCGCGCCTCTTCCTCTGCGGCTTTCTGCTCTGCCAGAGCCTTTTCCACTTCCGCTGCCACGGATGAGTCATAGGCGCTTTTCCGTGCCGGATCTGACAAAAAGTTTTCCAGTGCGGCGGTTGCACCTGCCTGCTGGCTGTTCTGGTCTGTTTCCTGATCCTGGATCTGTACATCTTTCTCGTTACCTTCCATCACGATTCTCCTTCCTTTGATTTTATGGTTTCTGTTTATAGAGCCCAGATTTTGGGCACAAAAAAAGACGCTTTAAACGCCTTTTAATGCCTGGTTAATCTACATATATTTTTCCAATTCCCCTTTATAATGAAATCCAGCGGCACATTCCTCCTTTACATAGGCATTCGTTAATAAGACATCTTGAGGGATACCTTCAGGAAACGCCTTACACCTGCATATACCTGTCTGATTATCAGAGTCAATAAAGTGATCGCAGAAAAAGCACCTTGGAATCTTAATCATTTTCTCCAAACCTCCACAAACTGCTCTAACAGATACTTCACCCTTAATGAGAGCGCATATCCATTGCGTTTTCTGACGATGGCCTCCGCTATTGCTTCTGCCCCATCTCTACAGCTATCTGCGTATCCAGATACCCCGTCTATATGCTTCAGACGCAAAGTCTCTTCCATCTGTATATATTCTTCCATAGTATTGCACACCTGGAACGTTAATACATGCGACATCTCATGCCATACAATATCTTCTATGGACTGCACGGCAAAATAAGGACTTGCAAACATGTCCTCCATTAAGGAAAGGTTTTTCCATATGGGGCAGGCATTGTTAATAACCAGCTTACTCCGATATTGTCCATCCTCATCCTCCGCATGGAAGAACAACGGAGCTCCTATGTGTTCATCATCAGTATAATCCCCAATCTCCAGATAATCAAGTTTTAAGTCATATTCTTTTCCAACATCAGCAATGGTCTGCTTGACAGCATTTATCTGCTCTCGGGAGAGATTCGTCTTATCCGCCGGATGCTGGAGCGTGACGCCTTTAACCTGTCCCAGGTCCAGGCGCTTCTCCACCAGCGGCAGTTTTCCCCACTCCCTGTAGGTCATGTCCGCCGGTACCAGGTAGTTCTTCCCTGTGGCCGGGTTCCTGGCTTTCCGCGCTTTATGTACCAGCCCCCTCACTACATCTATAATCACAGAGCGGCAGAACGGGTGCAGGGGCGGTACATTCTTTCCAGGCTTCGCATCTTCTATGTTGACTATGCTGCCATCCGCCTCCCTGCACTCCGGGGATGTCCTGGTATCCAGCGTTGCCACAAAACGTACCTGCCGTGTCCCCCGTGCCTTGGACGCCTCCAGATCCGCCATGGTGGTGAAATAAGTGGTCTCCGTGCGGATAAGACGCTCCGCCGCGTAAGTTCCGCTGCCTGCCAGCTTACCAAGCTGCTTTGCCAGCTGCCGGGAATTGGTTCCCAGCATGGCCCCCTTGAGCAGCAGCTTTTCTATCTCCCGATTGATTACCTGGGCATTCCCCCATATCCGCCTGGAGTAGTGTTTCCCGCTCCAGTTTTCCGCCAGTATCTGATGGATAACCTTCTCCGGCAGCTCCTGGAAGGAAAAAGCAAATCCCATATACTGCTGGGCGTCAAACATGGATCGCAGGTATTCTTCCTTAATCACGCTGGTATAGGCCCTGGTGCTGATAGCCAGTTCCCGGTCAGCGACCACGGACATCTGTGTCTGGATGGCCACCTGCAGGGCCTCCTGGCGGCTGATACGGCTCTGGTAATAAAAGGCATCTATCTGCTTAAGCAGCTGCTGTCGGATAGCCGGATCTGTTATGGTCTCCAGCTGCTGACGGATATCATCTATTTCTTTAGCGGATATGGTCTGCTTCAGTATGGCTCTGGCCTCCTGCTCTGTCATTCCGCCCTCAAGGACAAAACGCCAGAATAAACGGTCTATTTTCCTCTGCAGCTCCTTCATTGCCTCCTCATATGCCTGGTTAATCTCCAGGATGGATGCCGTGACATATTCCTGCTGGTCAGACAGGCGCCCATCCGCCCGGCTGATCCAGTAATCCTCGTATGCCATGCCCACCTCCCTCTCTATAGCTGATAGTCAAATGGCTATTCCAGGTTCTTGAAGTCATAGCTGCCAAAGGCTTTCTGCTGCTGCTGAGTGGACTGCTGCTGTTCGGCCAGGAGTCTGGCACGTTCATCTTCCACGTTGATGTCTGGATCAAACCGGGTCAGCCGGGTCTCCCAGCTGATCAGTCCCTCGGTCTCCTGGGCCACCTTGGCCTGGGTCTCGTCATCCACCGGCAGCGTACGCTTCATGGCAATGGATATATCCGCCGACTTTAAGGGAATTGCCTGCAGGTAGAATATATTCTCATACATGCGCAGACGGCGCTTTAAACCACGCTTGAAATACCGCTCTTTGGTCTTTCCTTTGTCCTCCAGACCAATCAGCTTGTACTTTAATGCCACACCGCTGGAATTGCCTACAAAGTTTTCATCCGTCAGGCAGGGCACCTGGGAAAATTCATGGATATCGTCCTTGATGGATTTTTTCAGCACTTCCACCTGATCCTCGTTCAGGTTCTTCGTCACCCAATAAGCCTTGCCCCCCTGATCAAGTTCCAGAATCTTCTCCTTGCGGATGAATGATGCCGTCTCACTGCGTTCCCCCTCATCGTCTCCCAGACTGCCAGCCTCTATCGCCAGCAGGGCATCCGCCAGCTGCTCCTTGTCATTGAGCCGATCAGACTGCAGCAGGTTGTAGGCGTCTATCAGGGTAAGCACACCCTCAAAGTCTCCTCTGCCTTTTTTATTGTTGCGGTACTCAGTGACCTGCACCTTGCCAAAATAGGACATCTCCCGGCCTATGAACCGATAAGTGGCAGCATTCTTTATGCTGCTACACTGATAAGTGTCAATAAATCCCTTGCAGTAAACAGTGATGGTGTAACCGGTACGGCGGTCATTTATGTCCGGGTTTTCCATGTAGCTGAACGCAAACATACACTTATGCTTGACGGTTGTATCACATACTACATTCGTGGTAAATGGGGACAGCACCGCCAATTCTGGCACCGGGACTTCATCACTGTTCATGTATACCAGTTCGTATCCCCTGCCGAACACGGATATGTCCATCCCCAGTTCCGCATTATGGCTCTCCTCCTCGGTTTCCTCAAACAGTTCCCCTAGGATCCGTGCGCCCTCACCGGAATATACGACCGCGGCGCCATGGACATAACCTACCAGGATCGTGGAAATATATTCCGCATGGTTGGCCACCAGGCGGTTATTGGGGATGGAACTGTCCTCAAAATACCTCTTCAGGATCTCATGCCTGCCGTCCACATAATCATCCAGCTTTTCAAGCCTGGGCAGTTCCTTCATATGCTGCTCTATGCATTTCGCCAGCAACGTGGGCGGGATGGTCCCATCACCGTTCATCAGGCTGCGGTCCTTATATATCATTCTTCCTACCTCACTCCCAGCCGGGCCTTTTTGCCTGCCCGCACCTTTTTCCTAACTTTGACTTCGCCATTGACCATCTCCACTACACCTGTCAGGCAGTCCTCGGCATCGTCATGCTCGTTCTTTCCCTTGCGCTGGTACTTCCTGACATGCTTGGCGAACTCGGGCCAGCGCCTTTCCCAATCCTCTGGCATGATCACCTGTTCGCATACGTTTGTGGCATTGGACAATATTCGGGCCTTTTTATTTGCTCCCTGATGGAACCAGGAAACCACTGTCCTGGACCATTTCCATCCCTTCAGGATAGCAATAACATTCCTGGCAAACCCACGGCCTCCGTTGTTGCTCTCAATGAGGGCTTCCTTCACTCCCTGCTGCTTCATCCGGCGGGCCGTCTCTGGCTCAGTCTTTTCCATTCCCTCGTCCGTATAATATACGTCCAGCACATACGCGTAGCTGTCCATGACTCCGAAACAGATACTGCAAAGGTAATCGTTACCCTCATCCGCTGTATCCGTGTAACTGCAGATCCTTTCAAAGCTGCCCCGGTCCAGCACCGCCGGATCATAGGTATTGAATCCCTGGGCATACAGGGCGCCGGTCACATCCACCGGCTGCTGCTGGTAGTTGGCATTAAAGATCGCCTGGCTCATGAGCCTTCGCTTGTCGTTCCAGGACTTAAAACTCAGCAGTTCCGGACACATCATATCACCCAGAATGTTGCCGTCCTTATCCAGCCGCTCGCCCTGGTAGTATCCGCAGGGATACTCCAGGCAGCCATGGCAGCTTTCCAGTTCCCGGCTCTTGTAGCAATCCTCCACACGGTAGATCTTCTGGGCATTAGCACAGGCCGGATAACATAACACATACCATTCCCCCGGCTCCTCCTCTAAAAGCCGCCCGCATAGATCCCGGGTAGACCACCTGGTCATATTGATAATCTGGTAGCCCCCTTCCTCTACACGAGATATGAAAGTATCTGTGTACCAGTCATACTGCCCATCCAGTACAGTATCATTGAATGCCTCCTTGCTGTTCTTTACCGGGTCATCAATTACACCTAACCGGCATCCGATACCTGTGATGGTGCCGCCGAATCCGGTACCCAGGTACGAAAAAAAGCTGCCTAGCAGCGCCCACAGCTTTTTGGCGGCATCCCCGGGCTTGATCCGCACCCCGGGAAAGATGTCGGAGAACACCGTCACCCTGGGATCCAGCTTGGTGGCGTCTATACCGTCCCTGACATTGCCGGAAAACCGCTCCGACAGGATGTCGTTGTAGGAAACTGTGATGACGCTGCCCTGGTTGTACTTTCCCAGGTACCACTGCTCAAACTCCGACAGGCTGTAGCTCTTGCCGTGCCGGGGCGGAATATTCAGCATCAGCTTTTTGCAGACATCGTACTGTATCCGCGCCTCCTTCAGCCGGGTGATTTCTTCCAAAGCTGCTATATGCCACTGCCCTGACGCATCCAGCCTGATGATCCGATCTTCCACCAGGGCCTGGAGCGTAACGGCAATCTCTTTTAAATGCCACCGCTCCTCCTTGTAAAATTTCGGATTCTTCAGCTTCTCATACTCCCAGAAACTCTCCCTGCCTGCCGCATAGGGATCACCGGCATCCACTTTATGTACTTTTGTCTTAAACTCCTGTGCAATACCCACTTCCTGCTCCTTGCGGCTTCCTAAATAATTTCCTGCATTTATCCAGAGAAAATCCCATGAATTAAAAACGGGTACCAGCTTTCCGATAATGGGCCGGTACCTGTCTCATATATTGGTAATCCCTGCAGGTCTCCTGTACCTGCGCCTGACCATAGGTCAGTCCCCTGGCCCTGGCTGCAGCGTCAAACTCCAGGATATCCCCCTGCATAGGAACTCTTTTTGCCTTTGCCTTCTTCTTTCTCGCCATCAGTGATATTTCTCCCTGCTCAGGATCACCGCTGCCACGTCATGCTCCCTGCGGATGGTCTCTGCCGTTACGGCCCCCATGGCCCGGTACTCACGGTTCTTCTCCCGTTTATACTCCTTCCGGGCATCCGCGTTCTGCCGCTTGCGCCAGTCCCGCTCATTTTTGTATCCCGTCAGTCTTTTCAGATATCCGGATACACTCTGGCGGCTGATGCCGGTAATTCTGGCGATCTCGCCTATGGACTTGTGCCCTTCAAAAAACTGCTCCCTGGCATCCGCCCTCCAGTCCCTGTCCCTGCTTTCCATTTTTGTCCTCCTGTTTTTGGGCGCAGTGATGGACTGCACGTTTCCACGTGCCGTTCAAAACTGTTTAAAGGCCATTTAAAAGCGCCCAAATCCATTTTGATGGAAAATCCATCACCCGAAGTCAAAACTGTCTGTACGGCCCTGCTGCTTACTGCATCCTGGACATCTCCATCTCCGTCTCCTCCGCCAGTGTAAGCAGCGTCTGCGCCACCTCCGGGTAACGGCTTCCTATCTCCTCATAAATCTTGTCTGTAAACAGCTTCATTGCCGTATGGATGGCTCCCTGTTCTTTCCTGGCGTTTAGCTTCAGCTTCTCGTTGGCTACCTGGGCGTTCTGGAGGCTGGCTATGGACTTGGCGATCTTGGCCCTCTCCCCCGCGTCCATCTCATCGTCCACCATGGCCTCCATAATCAGCTGGCTGGCCAGCAGGTTATTGGCCTCATGCAGTTCCGTGGCCGGACGGTCAACGTCATCCTCGGCCAGGAGCTTAGCGAACTCCTTGGCTACCCTCACTGATTCAAACCGGGCCAGAAATTTCCGGCCATACCGCCCCACGGAAGAATAATGCACGTCATATCCATTCTCTTTCAGGTAGTCGGCTATATCCTCATACTTCTCACCGCCAACCAGCCGCTCCTCCACCTCACGCTTTACCGCCTGGGGCAGGCTGTCAATTTTGCCGTGGCTCCTGTTACCCTGTTCCATAACTCCTCCTAGCTGCTGATGCCGACTGCTTCCGCGTTTCCCTCCAGCACATCCGTTCCCGCGGGAGTGATATGCGCCACCACGCGGCTGATTCCCAGCCGGGCATTTTTAAGCCGTTCCACATGCAGCAGTCCTTTTCCTTCCAGATAGGCCGCCTGCCTCTCCAGTTCCTCCTCACCGGCATTGATACCCATCTTTCTCAGCCCGGCCGCCAGCACCTGGAGGGATGCCCCCACCGGCTCCGACTGCGCTGCCATCTCCAGGATTTCTTTCCTGAATACTTCCTTTTCTGCCAAGTCTGTAAGATTACTCATCCAATATCACCCCCACGTCCTCTATGTCACCTTCCGCCAGGTTTACGCCAGCCGGAGTCAGCCAGATCACGCTGTCCCAGTACGGGTCTTTCAGTTCCACGTGAATGTACCTCTTGCCGTCACCTGCCAGATAATAAAATGCCTTCACCAGGTCTTCATCCGCTGTAAACCCTTTCGCCCGGAGAGACTGCCGCAGAACGGACAGACTGATATCCGTGCCGTAGTACCGGTACAGGATCTCCACCACGTTCCCCCGCAGCACCTTCGCCGCATTAACCTTCATCAGATCCGCCGCCATTTTTCACACCTGTCCTTTCCTCGATCTTTTCAAGCCTTTCATTGATTTTACCCATGGACTGGTCAATGCCCCGCATGGTCTCCGTGATCCGGTCCATATTTTGGATCATCCGCTCCATGTTCCCCATCAGGATGGACTCACGTTTCTCCGACTCCCTGCGGATCATCTCCTCACGCCGGATGCCGTCCTCTATAAGCTGCTGTTCCCTCCTGGCCCTCTCCTCCATGATCAGCTGCAGCTGCTTCTCCGATTCCTGGCGGATCAGTTTCTCCCTCTTCGCGGCCTCATCCGCCAGCTGCTGTTCCCTCTGCAGGAGCAATTCGTTAGCTTTGTTTACACGGTTATCATCATTTCTGCTCTTACAGATAAAGTAGATGATAAAGATTATCAGCAGGACGGGAGTGATCCCGATATCCACAACATTTTTCATGATCTCCGAAAATGTCATCTCATCCCCGAGGGATACCGCCACTGCTGTCCGGACCGCCCTGTGTATAGTTGTGCCTGCGGCCACGCCTATCCATATGTACATGCCATACCTCCGTCTCATCCCTTACCATTCTCCCGGGGTGGCCTCCAGCACTGTCTCCCGGTAGGCGGCCTTTACCTGGGGCAGCACCTCTTCAATTTTGTCCCGGATATACGTCTCTGTATCCGCCAGACAGCTGTCCAAGTCTGCCCTGACCTGCACATCCAGCATCTGAATGATCCGCATGTATGCTTCCTGGCTTAACGCCTTCAGATCTTCGGGAGCCGCCTCCCCGTCCTTTACCTTCTGGCGTAGCGCATAGGCTTTCTGTGACTCCATGACACTGACCACCGTGTTGGCAACGCCGTCAAGCACTGTGACCGCCAGCTTAAATGCCGCTGCCTGGGCTGTCCTGCCGGATGCCTCCGCCTCCCCGCGCAGCTTCTCTAGGCCCTCCGCCGCTATCCTGCTTCCTTTAATCAGGATATAGGCCAGCGCATATAGCAGGGCCAGCAGGACTACCGGCGTCAACACGTCTTTTGCTGCCTGTAAAAATTCCCTCATGATTTTTTCCTCCCTTGGTTTTTGATGGAATAAAAATAGCCGCATAAAGAGGTTTTTTGAAACCTCTCTATACGGCTATGGTAGCACAGGTCCAGCACAATGTACTTTGTACGTTACAATTTTTCTTGGAGAGCCAGCATACACTCCATCAAATCCATCTGGCCGGGAATATTGCTGGCCACCTCCCTCTTGGCCGCCCCCCGCAGCAGGATGTCACGGACCACGTTGTAGACGGTGGACTCCGACACATCATACCTGCTGGCCAGTTCCTTGATATTCGTGCCGTCATACTCCTTGCGGATGAGTCCATAGACCCGCTGCTTCACCAGTTCCCTCCTCTGCGGCACATAAATGCTGGTGCCGCCGAAATGCTCAGACAGTTTGATCAGGTTCTCCATCCCGAGAGCCTCGGCAAAGTCCCTGTGCTGCTCCTGCAGATCCTCTATTGTCAGATCCCGGAGCAGCTTTTCTTCATTTGCAGTCATTATGTCACACCCCCTGTACCCTGTAAAGATGCTTTTTCCGCCCTGGCCTTCATGTCTTTCAGCGCCTCTATGGCCTGGCCTGCCGTCCTGCTGGTCAGCCATTTCAGGCTGTCTACTTTGTACTGATTCTGCACAAATGCCTCCAGCCTGGCCCAGTCAGCGTCCCCGCCCGGCAGCACCCAGCCAATCTCCTTCAGCAGGGCTCCCAGGAAACGCTTCTGTTTGGCCGTTGCCATCCCCTTGGGGGTAGACCTGCCCTCCAGGCGGTCAATCACCTGGAGGGCCTGCCCGCTGGTTAAATCTTTTAGGCTGCCGCATCCAGTCTCCGCATACACCAGTTCATGGAGCAGGTCATTGTCTATGGCCTGTTCCCGGCAGACGGCATATATCTTGGCCCGCTGCGCCTTCGTCATTGCTTTTGCTTTCGCCATATTTATCCCACCTTCAGATCAACCTGTTTGGTCTCATACCAGAAAGCGTCCTCCACCTTCAGGCTCCCTCCCACCTCCAGAATCAGCTGCTCATCATACTGCTTCAGGATATCCTTGTTGACCGTCTCCTTGCTGATAATGCAGTCCTGCATACCTTTCTTGCGCAGGGCGGCGATTACCTTGTCCAGGGCCTTGGGCAGCTGGAGCCTGGTAGACTTCCGAAATCCTACCCTGCCAAAGGTCAGATCCTTGGTTTTTCCGTCCAGCTGGTCCTTTTTGTCCGTGGTAAACTCCTTGATCATAAGTTCCTGCTGCTTGATCTGCTTCTTGTATTCATTAATCTTTTCCTCATAGGTCAGCTTGATCGTGTCGATCTGCACGTTCATGCCCGCCTCCACCATGGTGATCTCATTCTTTGCCTCAGCGATCAGCCGCAGCGCCTTGTTCACGTCCTCCCAGTTCTTTAGTTCAGGTTCTTCCATCCGTACCCTCTTCATACGTTTGCTCCTCCTTCTTTCCTGTAGTTTTTACTTTCCCCACTCTGCGTTTACACGGGCTTGTGACCGTCACCCTGCTGGGTGGCCGCATTAGGGAACCCTCACGGGGTTCACCTTCTGTCTCTTTCCACTAATTGGCCAGCAGCTCCTTCTCCAGCTGGTCAAAGTCATAATGGTTCTGTTCAAAATTGTTGAAACCGTTCTTTGGCCTGGCCGCCTCCATGCCATTGTCCTTACACCGCTGCAGGTTGCGCATGATCCCCAGCGTGTACCTCTCCGGGTAGCTAGGATAGTGCTGGATGTGGATCTCCAGCGCCTGCTTTACCACACTGGGATCAAACTTCTCCCACTGTGCCTGCGCCTTTTTAATCACTGACGGAGATATCCTTCCGGACTTCCTGGTCTGCCGGACCAGGTTCCAGTATTTCTTTTTCAGTTCTTCCATTTCCATATGCCGCCTCCTATCCCGCGATTCCCATGTCACGGATGACCTTGTTTAAATTGGCCGGATTGATCTCGTCAAATACACCGATGGTATTGACATAGACGTTCACCGCGCCCCGCAGCCCATAGTTTGTCCGGCTGATCTGATACAGAATCTTCAGGGAGTCTTCATCCAGACCGTATTTACCAAAGATCCGCTCCATGTCCTCCCGGCTGTTGGTTGACGTGGTGACCATCTTCCTGACACCAATCCGGGAGAACAGCTGCGCGTACTCGCTCTTATGTGTACCCAGCAACTTTGTGTATATTGACTCATTTCCCACAAAACATATCCCGATGCCCGTGCTGTCAGATATACTCCGCAGATGCTCAATGGCCCTGACTGTAAGGTGCTGGGCCTCATCCACGATAATCACCCTGCCGGATCCCTTCAGCTTGCTGATGATATCCTTGGTGATCTTTCGGTCTGTCCTCTCCCTGGATCCCAGTTCATCCGCCAGCAGTTCATTGACCCCTGTCAGAGACGCATATGTGGGAATAATCTCAATCCCGATGGCCAGCTGGTTTTCCTTCCGGTACTGCTGCACCGCCGTGGTCTTACCCACGCCGGCATCCCCATAGGCCACACTGACCACGCCCCGCAGGTGGGCATAACTGATAGCCTGCTTGACCATACGGGTGACGGTAGTCTCCACAAACTCCGGTGCCTTGGGAGCCAGCGTTTTCTGGGCCTGCATGTCCATCAGTTCCACAATCTTCTCCGTAACGGTCTCCGGGTTGGGATACTTCCCGTTCAGATAGCTGCTGACCGCCGCAGAACTGATGGACAGCTTCCTGCTCAGTTCTGCCTGGCTTATGCCCTTCTGACGCATGTAGTCCCTGGCCCACTTCACTGCCTCTTCATAGCTTACATTCCTGGTTTTCTCGCTCATTTAATCCACCTGTCCTTTCATCTTCTCAATCATTCTGGCGTAGTCGATCATATCCGCCCCTTCGCCGCCTGCTGCCTCGTCCAGTTCCTCCATCCAGTGCTGCTCCTTGTAGCGGATCGGCGTAATGACTGCCGGGTTAAGCGCCGGTTCGCCTGCTGCCAGGTTCTGTTCCGCATGGTACATTGTCATCTCCAGGGCACTCTCAGCCGCAACACCCTTCAGCTTTTTCCAGTTTGCCACAGTCTTGGTATATTCCCTTATCTTTCTGGCCGCCGCAGATATGTCCTCCTTGGTCGCGTAATAGCTTAACTTCGCCTGCTGCTGTGCCGTGCAGAGGAATCGGTCCTGCTCATCATAGACTCTTACCTCTTTCAGATCATCCGGATCATAGCGGAAGTATACCTTCTTCCCGATATGGTTGAATGTCAATTCGGTAGAGTTAAAATACACAACCGCGTCGTGCGTGGTGATTTTTACGCCCTCACGCTGCACAGTGGCCGGTTTGCTGTTACGCAACATCATCAAGTTTAAATCCTCCTGTGACGCCACACGCTTTTCGATCAGACACTTTGCGTATACCTCATTCCTAGTCCTGCCATACATGCCCGCCCCCTTGGAAACGGTGAAGTTAAAGACACCCTCTATGTACTTGTCAACGTACTCGGCAAGCTCCGGCAGGGGAACAAAATTCTCCGCGTACTTGCCGGTTTTCTTCAGGCGCTCCGGCCGTTCCGCTGTTGTTCCGCCCGTATACCCCTCAAAAGCCTTACAAAAGCACTCTTTAATATCCAAAAATGCCCTTTCAATGATCTTTGCCCTGGCATTGCGGACCTGTGCCGTCCGAAATTCAATCTGCATGTGCTGGAGGATCGTAGGCGCGTCATGTCCCCAGTCGGCGCTCTTGCGGTGGCCCCGGCCTCCTATATCGTGGGTCAGGAACTCGCGCCCGTTATCCGCCAGGATCCGTTTGGGTATGCCATAACGCTCAATTCCCTTACGCAGCGCGTACAGGGTTGCCTGGCTGCTGGGGTTTAATGTTACATACCATCCCACCATCTTCCTGCTCCGCACGTCCAAAAACCCCGTGAGATACACCCTGACAGGCTTGGTATGGATGCCGTCATCAACAAACAGGTCAAAGGTATAGTTATCGCATACCCATATGTCGTTGCTGTCCAGATCGTCATAGTAGCGGGTCACATGCATCCCGAAGTGGTCCTCAAAGTACTTTGGGCCCTCCCGTTCATAGGCCAGCACCGGGGCCGGTATCCTCTTCTCTATCTCTCTTGAAAAAGTACTGCGGTCCGCCAATGGGGGAATCCCAATCTTATGCATCTTGAAATAATCCTCTGTCATCTCCATGCATTTCTGTACGCCTGGCTTGTTCTGATCCAAGTAATAGTACTCAAACACGTTCCACACTTCGTCCGGGATCTTCTTACAGTGGTTATTATGCTTCCCCCGTCGATCCACCAGGCCACCGGCCCCCATCTCCCTGTACTGCCGGTCCTTGCGGGACAGCTGCTGGTAATTGAGGCCCGGCCTGCGCTGCTGCATGACCTGGACAAACGCTTCATCCGCCTCGGCCTTGGAGCCGCTGTAAGCGTTACGGTACTCCTTCCACTCTTTCAGAAGTTCCAGCCAGTCCGCCGCCTCCGCCCGTTCCGCTTCTGACAGTTCCTCCAGTGGGATCTGCCTCACTGGCTCCGGGTCCTGCTGCCGCTTCAGACGGTCATACTTCTTTTTCAGCTTTGGATCCAGACTGGAAACCGGAATCAGGAATCTTTTTCCCCCGGCCCCGCCACGGCCACGGGTCTCCCTGGCTGTCAATATGCCTGCTGTAATTGCATATCTTACATTTCTCGTTGTCTCTCCGGATAGCGCAGCATACTCTTCCACAGTTAATTCTTCCATTTCTGTCACTCCACCCTTTACATTCGGCATCTGATATGTTATTCTATCAGTGTCTCGTTCACGTGGAGAGACATGGGCCAACGACCTGGCAGGGGGTGGCCCATTTTTTAATGCTGTTTTCATCCCTCTTTCTCTCCTTCCTGGCCTGCCATCATCAGTGCCGGGCGGCCATCCCCGGCAGATGCGGCAAGATCCTCCTTGCCGCATTTCGGCATACTTATCATAGCCCTCCTTCATTAATCGCCTGTATCGCCCCTTCCGGCTCCCCGAATACCAGCACTTCAAACTTTGCGTCATCAATGACATATCCCAGTTCGTCACCCTCCGCCGGTACCGCCACTTTTAATGTGCAGATGGCATATCCCTTATATTTATAAACAACCGCGTACCTGTTATCCAGAAACCTGAGCCTATTACCTGACTTATCCATCCTTGTCCTCCTTAAACTTTAAGGCCATTCTACCCTTTCCCCTGTCCCACTCCACAACATACTGCCCTTTGGCGTTCCCTGGCCGCAGCGGGCACCACCTGGGATGGGACTTGATCCTGGGGTTCCCCTCTTTATCTACATAACAGATAAATCCAGGCCCCCTGCTCCCGAACCACTCCAACGGCAGTTTCTCTGCTTTCTCATGGCAGCACCGGCACTCTATGCCACCAACCAGGCGGCGAAATTTCTTCATATATACACAGTCCCTGCAATCCATGCCTTTCCTCCCTTCTAAAAAATGCTCATTAAACAGCCTTTAAACAACGCATGGCCTCTCTTTTATTCCCATCTTCTCATGCCCCGATCCCAAGCACTTCACGGATCTGGTCTATATACGCGCTGTCCTTCCTGTAACCGGCAAAGATCGTGTTCAGATACTGTTTCTTGATTCCCAGCCTGTTACACAGTTCTGTCTGTGTCATGTCCAACTCCAGAAGCCTGGCCTTGACCTGCCTCTCAAAAGGCGTCATCTTTCTGGTTCTCCTCATCTTCATCACCTCCGTTCCTTTCAGCCTGCCTTATCAGTGCCAGTAAGCCATCTCTAGCAGACGCGGCGGGATCCGCCCGCTGCGTTTCGGCTGTCTATGCCCTGAAGAACCTCTCCAGTATCAGGCGGGCCTCTTCCTCTGTTGGCTCAATGGCCAGATCCTCCGGGCTTGGGGATTTCTCCCCGACTCCCAGGATCGCCCCTGTATAACCCATCAGCCTCCTGGCCATTGCGGCATCCGTTCCCTTGTTCTGTCCCATAGTGTTCTCCTCTCTCCCTAGCTTTTCCCGGCAGGGGCGGGATGAATTATCTTAACAAGCACTTTATGACGTCCTGGATCAGCGCGATCCCGGAGTCTCCCATTACAGGCACTTTTTTCGTCCCACTTTCAAATACAATGGTCACATATTCCTCCTGCTCATCCAGCACCAGATCCTTGATGTTGCTCCCGGCTCTGGTATAATGCAACAGAAATTTTAATTCCCTTACAATCGTTTTTTTGCATTCGTTTGACGTATACGTAGGTGAAGGAAAATTCTGTAAGTATTTTTCATGTGTTTCCATCCTTCTTTCCAACATCATGGTATCCTGTATTAAATAAACCATTGCCTCACTCATTTCTTGGATTTGATTTTTTATCTCCTCATATTCGCTCACTTTTTACCTCCTGTCTCTATCCTGTTTCATCAGTGCCGGTAGGCCATTTCCGGCAGATGCAGCAGGGTTTCCCCTACCGCATTTCGACAATATGTGGTATAATTTCCTTACCAGTATCTGGCAATACTGGAATATTGTGAAAGGAGGATTCCACCTGTGGAAAGTATAGACCGCATTTTCTGGACGGCTTTAGCCTATACAACGCTTACTGCTGATAAAGATATTGACCAAGCAGCTTTCTTCCAAAAATTAGAAGAAAACAAAGAAATATTTTCCAAGCTAAAGCCAAAGAAGTCCAAAATCAGAACCATAGACCATACAAAATTAGGTGTCTGATAGTTGAATTTTTAAATCAACCATATGTTCTTCGATTATGGAAAATATCTCCCTGACATCTGCAAGTGAAAAACCGTCAGTACATTCCGTATTAAACAGATCTATCACTTTGCTTGCGATGTCACGGGGATTTTTTCTTTCCTGTACTTCTGAATCGGCCAGCCTGTCCAGCATCCGGCTATAGTCCAGCCCCATGGATACCCTATTCTGCACTATCTCCTCCTTGATCCTGTCTGTCTCCGCCTGGGCCTGCCGAAGCTGCCCGTCCAGATCCTGGTTCCTTTTTGCCCGTCCAATCATGTCATGGAAAATAGTCATGCCGAAACTCTTATACAGTTCAGCCAACTCCTCCACGCCAGATGCGCCCCTGATTGCAGGGTGATACAGGTAGACTGTCTCAACGATCTCATAGTCACCATCAGATAATGCCTGGCCAATCAGATCCTCGAACTCTTCCTTCCGCATCGGCTCCCTCCCTTCATGCTTTTCTCTCTTATACATGTCCTCTCCTTTCCTGCCACTAAAAGGATTCTCACATTTTCCTTGTGTGGCCTATCCCTTTTAGGTATAATGTGATTGATTAGTAAACCACTAAATACATAATATCTGCTTATAGGCAGAATGTCAATTAAAATATTTCTTTTAGGCAGATTTATTTTCTAATTGGCAGAATTGGAGGTGTCTGTGGACTTAGATATGATACAAATCGGTAGTAGAATTAAAAAAAGGCGTAAAGACTTGGGATTTACTCAGCCTGAAGTTTATCAAAAATGTGGCATAGATTCTGGGTCGCTCAGTAAAATAGAGAGTGGACTACGTACTCCATCAGTTATAATATTTTACAAAATTGCCCAAGTACTAGACTGTGAAATGGAGTGGCTATTGACAGGAGATTTTGCCAATTCGCAAATAACACCTCTCTGCCAAAAAGAAGATATTCTGATTAATAACTTTAGAAAACTCTCTGCTAAAGATCAAGATGAAATACAAGATTTTATTGAATATAAGGTTTATGTTCTTTCAAAAAGAAAAAACAAGGAAAAATTATCCTTTTCAGAGAACATTAGTCAGGAGAATATATCTTAGTTTTTTTGTATTAAAAGGTTTATTAGTAAATCTTTAATAACGTTTAATGAAATAACTTTTTTACTCAATATAATTTAATTTCGTTCATTTGTGTTCATTTTTATGTGTTTCGTGTGTTTCGTCTCCCGATTGCGGAAATGATGCACCCTATATTAATAAAGGAAAATTTGCAGATTGAAATATAGGTGTATTATTTCCGCAATATTCTCTTTTACAATGTGTTAGTTGCCCAGAACCCGCATATTTCATGGGGGAATGATTGCGGAAATAATAAAAGAGATCTTGATAAACATTTCCGCAATATTTTATTTTGTTTATAAAGCCCAATTTAAACAATCTTTAAATATCATTTAAAATGCCCGTTTTGCGCTATTTTTAGTATTCAAATTTTTAAACACTTTTTGAACGCAAAAAAATCGGGACTATTTCAGCCCCGATACACCTCTATTTTTCTGTGCGGTAAAAATAAAAAATCCTGTTTTCTAAATTCCCGTTTTCCTTATATATTCGGCTTTTTTCAGCTTTTTGCACCTTTTTGCATTTTTATAGTTCTTAGTACACATTCACACATATCCGCATCCCCTTTCTTACTAAGCATATCGTAATCGACTTTATTATTTGTTGCTCCAGCCACAGTCATTACCACGGCCATGTCCACCTTGTGCTCCTGTGTATACTCTATCGCTCTATTTCGTATTTCTTTCAGTGACTTACTTTTATCCAGAAGAATCTCCAGCAGATTGAATAAATCCTTGTTGTCCATATTGTGCAGAACCAGGTTGTTCTGCCTTGCTTCTACAAGCCACATTTTATAATCATTGACAAACTTTCTCATCTGTTGAGTTCTCTCCCTTTTAGCATACTATTTCTTTACTGTTCTTTCAACAAAAAAGAGAAAACACCGATCCGGCATCCGTAGACGCGAACCATCTGTTTTCTCTATCCGTTGTGATTCTATTGTATGCCGGTGATATGATTCTGTCAAGATTTATTCTCAAATCACATCATTTATTATATAGCGTCTTCATCATATTCCTGACTTTAATAAAGGCAGGCTTGGGCTGATAAACCGCATCAAACAGCCGGGAGTTGGTGGTATCGCCCTGGCGGTAGTGGTCAATCAGGCCAAAGAATGTCACATTAGTAATATTGGCATTGCCGCCGCCCTCCGTGTCCAGTTTCGCCAGGGACATGAAAATGGCGCTATAGCGCTGGCCCTGTTTCTCAAAATTCTCTTCGTTTTCCTCGTCAACGGAAACAGACAGTTCCGTAATATGAATTTCCAGTTCCAGTTCTCCAAACTTGCGGATGGCACTCTCCAGTGTACCGATGGAAGGATGATTCACTCCCCAATATCCCTGCATACCGATTCCGTCAATTAATCCTTTTTCCTTCAAGGATTGGCAGAGCGCATAGATGGCATTTCTCTTTTCTATCTGGTAGGTATTAAAATCATTATAAAAAAGTTTTACGTCCTCCGCGGCATATTTCCGGGCATATGTAAAAGCCATCTCCACATAGTCCTCCCCTATGGTTACATACCAGGGATTGGGTGTACCTTCATTCTCCGTGCGGCAGAGGAAAAAGCTATCTTTATCCCCCTTGTCCGGATCCACGGCTTCATTCACCACATCCCAGCAGTACACCACGCCGGGGTAATTGTCCTGCACATGAGTCATCAGCTGCGCAATATAACTCTCCATGCGCCCAAGCATGGTTTCCCGATCCACATATCCGCCCTTATCACTGTATCCTTCCCTAAAAAACCAGTCCGGCGCCTGGACGTGCCATACCAGCGTGTGTCCCCGCATCCGCATACCATTGGCCTGACACCATTCCAGCGTAGGATCTATGGCGTCAAAGGAAAGCACCGGGCTTCCGTCCCCGCTTTCAGCGCTCTGCTGAGATCCCTGCTGATCCAGAATATAACTGCTTTTCATCAGATTCGTCATGGTACAGCTGTTGAAATGTCTCTTGGCCACCGCCATATATTCCGGCATATTCAGGGTCTGGTTCTCTAATGTGCTGCCATTAATGCCCACTCCCAGAGTAAAATAATCACTGCATAGGTCTTTCAGCGCAGGCTCCGTCAGGGCTGCGGTCAGGTCATAGCGGCTGTTCCCAAACTCCTCCAGCACCTGCTGCCAGTAAAGATCCTCCTCGGACAGGATTTCCTCAGACAAATTCTCCTCGGATGTGGTTTCCTCGGGTTCGATTTCTTCTGATGCAGTTTCTTCTGATTTCGTCTCCTCCGACGCCTCATCCCGCATCTCACCAGTCTGAGAAGATGGCCGGGCTTCGCCGGTATCGCCTGCCTCTTGTGCCGCGCCACAACCAGTTGCCAGTATGGACAAACAGATTCCCCATATCAGCAAATGCCCCCATTTTGTCCTGCACTTTCTTCCCATGTATCGCACCCTCGTCTCTCCTCATATTCCACCTATGAACGGTTGCCCATTGCAATACCAGAATAACAGAACTATATTCGCATTACTCATCAGTTTTTGCTAACTTATTCCCGGTTTTTGCGAAGGAAAATGAGGATGCGATGATCTCCCCATCCGATCCGCAAAGAGATTATGGTGTCAAACTTTTTGATACCGCGCAGCGAGAGTCCGAGAATACTGGATCGTGAATCCCTTGAAGAACGCTGTAACCGCTTATGACTTCGAGCATGAGATCGGTACGAATCAGTATGTTTTGACGATACCACTCCTGTCTGCATCTATGATGCTCTCAGCATCTGTATTTCCAGATTGCCGCAGGAAAGCTAAAACATATAACGCGGCAGTTGCGATGTCACAGCATATAGAAACAGCGGATTCCCTGTATTATACAAAGGAATCCGCTGTTTTAAGGATATCTCTTTTACTGCTGGTGGCCGGACTTGAACCGGCACGGTGTTGCCACCGAGGGATTTTAAGTCCCTTGCGTCTGCCTATTCCGCCACACCAGCTGACGCTTTGTACCGGGCAGGTCATGAAACCCTGCCATATATTCTATGCATACCCCTGCGGGAAAATGCAGTGGATGGAGGTGGATTCGAACCACCGAAGCAATTTGCAGCAGATTTACAGTCTGTCCCCTTTGGCCACTCGGGAATCCATCCAT